TAACTACTAGATTGGCGCAACTAAACGACCCACAAACAAATGAAAAAGACTATGATTCATAAAGTTAGGTTAACTGAAACACAATATAATAGTTTAAAGATATTAAAATCGTATAATGTTAATGTAAGTCAATTTATTAGGTCAGCAATAAAGGAAAAACTAGCAAAAGATTGGAAACAAATTAAGGAGAAAAAAGAAAGGGTAAAATGTCCTTTTTAAGAATCCCCCTTATCAGTTGGGTTCTTAAATTTATCCGCAACATTAATAGCAAATAGACCGCCAATCAGCCCAGAGAAAATACTCAATATTCCTATCAGCATTGACCAATCATTATGGTTATAAGCCCAAGCACACCACGTTAATGTAGGTGTACAAAGACAAACTATTGTAATCAAAAAAGCCGTTAATTTCTTACCCGAATAACCAATAGGTAGGTTATTGAATGAGTTTAGGATATTAGTTAGGATGTCTTTCATTTTTCTGTCAAAATTTCGTTTGTGTAATGTGGAATAATACTATTTAATGTTTGTTCATACCGTGTTTGGTCTTTTTCTAAATTATTAAACCAAGCCCCAAATCTACCTACTAATTCAATATCCTTTGCCACTGTCATCATTGATGCTGCCAATGTAGGGAATGTAATGAACTTTCTTTCACCCCTTGATACTTGCAATTCAGACGTATTTTCAATCATCTTAAATACTCCATTAGGAGCGTATTTAGGATTATCATTCCAAAACTTGCTAAGTCTATTCCAACCATAAGGAAAAGAATTTACTGTTGCTTCCATACCTGCACCATATGTTTCTAAGAATAATGAACTTTTAAAATGCCTAGTTTCATTTCTAAATAATTGTTCTATGCCTTTGACAAAGTTTTCAGAATGATTACCTTCATTTAATAGGTATCTCAGGGAATCTTTTATTTCCGATGCTTCCATAATACTTAATTAATATCTGTTTATTAGTTTCGTTTAAAATTCTGTTTATCCGTTTCAACTCTTTATTTTGCATTTTTTCATCAAAGTATAAACTTTGATACCTACTTGATGCTATCCTAAAAAAATAAATAGTTTGTTGTGAATAATCTTGTTTAGCATAACGATAATACCCTAACTGGTACGCACTTCCGCATATTAAACTTAACAGTAAAGACACAACTATTAAAGTCAATCCTATTGAGCCTATTTTCATACATCATTTAGCCCTTAACTCTTGTAAAAGTTCCTTAAACTCATCATTTTTCATTGAATCAATAGTTATGTACCTATTCATTCGGTTAATAAAGGCATCTTGTTTATTTGCCACTTTATAAAGCTGTTCATTTACTTTAGCCTCAAACTCTTTACAAGCAGGAGGTTTAGCGCTCGATAGAACAAAAATTAAGAAAGTTACTACAACTCCTGCAAACGAAGTAACACCCGTTGCAATAAAAGTCTTTTGAATCCATGTTAGGTGTGATGTTGCCATTATAATAGTTCGTTTATTCTTTCGTTAATTTGACTGTCTGTATATTGTCCTATCGCTTCATAGGTTGGTGTTGTTGTGCTATCCCATAGGATTAAATTTTTACCATGACCACCTACTAAAATGATTGCACTAGCACTCACTCCATCATCTGTTAAATGGTCTAATTGTACTATGTTCGTTGTTTCCGAAACTTCCTCACGAACCTCGATAACTATTTTCCTTGATGAACTTAATGTTATTGTTTTCATATTATATTACTGGTATTGCTCTAATGCTTCCAAATACCGAAAGTGTAGATACGGTGAATGTCGCTTGTGCTACTAAATAAAATGTTGTTGACACCGATAACATTACTCTATATTGAGGAATACTCATTACATAAGTTGTTCCTGTTCCGAACACTATACCTGCGTTAGTGCTTGGTAATTTACACCTGACTTCTCCATTCGCATTAGGTACTGCTGTTGCATCAGTAGTAGGTAAGGTAGCACTTGTAATACTTATTCCTCCAACACCTTGATTAGTTATATTAGTTAGTGTACCTACACCAAAACCTATCATTGCGCTAATATCCCAAGTTCCTGCTGCTAATGTTAGTGCCGTTGCTGTTACATTAGCTACTACATTTGTTGTTAATCCTGTTGCTGCGCTAAGTAATCGTGATTGTGATGATTCCGCACTAGCACTAGCTTTATTCCCTAGTTGAGTTTGTATAGCACTTGTTACCCCTTTAACATAACTTAACTCCGTTAATGAAGGGTAAGTTGCGGTTGTTAAACTCCCGATAGTATTAGTACCACTCCAGTAAGTTATTTCATTCGTTGTCCCTGCACCTACACTTGTAAGGTATGTATTTGTATCAAGTGAGAATGTACCACTTGCGGACATCTTTACAAATGGAGTGCCACTAACCCATGTAGGGTAATTTAAAGCACCCCACGTTCCTACACTTGGAATACTAGGGAACGTAGCTAAACTTCCATCACCTCTTAAATATTGTGCCGTTGTGCCTGTTGGATTAGGGAAATAAGTTGTATTATCTACCTTTCTCCAAACCGTCCCATCAAATATAGCCCAATCTCCAATATTCCAATCTGTAATACTATTTAAGTTTGTAGTTCCTGCAACCGATACAATGTAATAATATCCTTTAGTTCCGATACCTGAAACTAAAGCGGGAGTATTTGTTGTAGCGTTCCATACAGATTGGAATATAGAACCTCCTATCATTGCATTCCAAGCTAATATCTGTACATCCGTTACATATCTATAACTTGCGCTATCCGCTATGTCGCTTGTGGTAGCGTCTGCACCTGACGTTACAAGCCCTTTACTATCGTACGTTATCTTTGTCTTAGTAGCTCCACTTATACTTGCATTTACTGCAACCGCTCCAACTTGACTTGCTGTTACACTATGCGGATTACTTGTATTTGATAAGTGATTTAATAAGTTTGTTCCATTCGTACTTATCCAACTAACAGCACCGTCATACGCATTCTTTAAAGCTGTTGTAAATATTTCTGTTATGCTTGCCAGTTTATTTTTTTCAGTAGTTGTATAGTCCTCTGTGCTTAATCCCTTGCCTGTAACCTTATCAACTTTATTACCTAAAGAAGCGTTTATATTTATTATTGTTTGGCAATCGGCTAATGTTTCGCAACTAAGACCGCCCCCACTAACTATAACCCAATCACCTTTTTCATTTAAAAACTTTGTTGCGCTTCCATTTTCCGAAATTCCTAAACAATCATCTACTTTATTACAGAATAATATAGGTACTGGTGTTTCTTCAGCAATTAAGTCAATCATTTGACTATTAGGAATAGAACACCTATCAGAAGGTGCAGCTACTTTCAGTTTGATATTGAACCAATGACCATACAATTCACAATCGAAACTATCTTCAAAGTCTGAAAGTGTCGAAGAGCCATCAAATGTCCAATTATAAGCTGGTGATTTAAGTATAGCTATGACATCTAAAGCAATCAACATAGTATCGCTCAATACCTCTGTTTTATTAGATAGGTCTTTTTGAACTAAGTCACCAATATAAATTTTAAGGTTATAACTGATATACGCCCTCTCAACATTAGTTGGCTCTAGCACAACTATCATTGCAGGGCAATTGACTACACCACTTGAAGCGAAATCCCACTCTTCACCAAAAAAGAAATGATTAATTTGCGGATGATTAACCGCAATACTATTAAGACTTTTTACTACTTGATTTAGTGTTAAGCTCATTATCTTTTTCTTTTTTTACAAAATACTCCTTAATCTTTTTTATATATTTCTCTGAAATATATCCTTTCGGTTTAGCCATTATTTTCGTTTATTTTTTTAGGTGAAACAGGTAGATTATAGTTTGATTTCATGTCGTCCAAATTCCATCCAGTAGTGTAATTATTATAATTAGGCTGTATTGTATCTAATGTTACGCCAGCATTTGTAAATAATGGATATAATATTACATTTGCTAGTAAATATTTAGTCGCCAATTGTGAAAAAAATTCAGCTTTATCTTTAAATGAATCTTTTAATCTAACAATATCAACAGTATCTACTGGACTTGAATCATCACTTTTTTTAGTGACAACCGCTTTATTCGTTATCTTATATTGAAATATATCTAAACCTTCGTAAAGTACCCAATATTTCAAAGCGTCTTGTAAATATTCATTTAATAAAGTTTGATTTAATACCGATACACTTCCATTAACTATTTGTGTTGAAATCTCATTATATAAAGCTGTTCCAGTAATTGGGCGAATATGCATTTTCTGTGCATCGGAAATTGAAGTAGTAATATACTTATCATCTACATTTCCATCTATTGGTGTATTTTCTTTTATAAATTGCTCCGAGATAAATAGTGCTTGTGCCATTTTATTATTTTAATTTAACAATGTTTTGAACCCACTCATGCCTACATTGCGGAGTTGGTGCATTAGTATTTGGATTTGTATACCACCCTCCTTTAAATTCCCAAACATCTAAATCCATCCCATTACTTAGGTTATCAATTTCAGACCTAGTATATAGTTTATTTAACTCCAGCAATGCACTACAGAACTTTCTGCTTTCACCAATTAATTTAGGTGCATTTTTTCGTGTTTCATAACTATACAATACTTCTATATTTGCGGTTTTAGCTCCCTCTTCTAATATAATAGAAGAACCTAATTCTGTAGGTATATAACCTAAATCAGTAGTATCTATATACCCACCGCTTTCTAATACTGAAAGTATAGTATTAATTTCCTTTTGTGATGCATTTAATACCTTTGCTATTTCTTTCGAAGGTATCTTTTCATCTTTAGAAATTAAATCAATTACAGACCTTTCTAATGAACTTAATTCATTAGAAAAATATTAGTTTTCACTACGCTTTATTTTATAATGATTCGCATGTTCAATAGACTTAGATTTTAAAATAGTAAACAATTCTTTACCTCTGCCTATATTAGAAAATCCTTCTAAAATTGTTTTTTGTTTTGCAAATTGTTCGCTTAATTTTGTATCAGTTGTAGTTGTAGTTGTAGTTGTAACCATTGCTCCACTTAAACCAACTAATGAACGTATTTCAATAGCTGTCATTGATTCTAATACCTTATTCGCAACCAATGGGCTTAATGAATTGATACTATCTATAACGTGCTTAGATGCGTCAGATGTATTTTCTTTTTTAGGCAACGGAATCCCTAATTTCTCTTTAACATAATCAACTGGCATCGCTTGTGCGATTAATGAATCGGGAATACCTACACCAATTGCCTCTGTTTGTTTTAAATATATTTTACCACCGATATTTTTTAGTTTAAGGAATTTATTGAATATTTTTACAAGTATAGATTGCCTTTTAGAAATATAAGTATTTTGGAATATCTCATACGCTTCTGCTATTTCAGCGCGTCCACCTAATTGCCCCTCTGTTTTTACTCCGAATAACATAGGACTAGACACCTTGTGTCCTGTGAATATCTCTTGTCTAACATCTTTTTTTAGCTCAACATATCGCCTATCTAAATCATTTCCGCTTAATGACGTTATATCACTCCCCCTTTCTTTTCCATCGGCAAAATTCAATATTAAACTACCTGCTTTATCTGTTCCTGTGAACTTTCTTTTTATTTGTTTTTCTATTTCTTCTTTAGCTGTTTTATCAGGAACACCATTATAAAAATTTAAAATAGTACCTGCACTAAAACCCGTTTTTATTTCAGAAAGATTATAATTCGAACATTCTAAATCGGTTTCAATAGCTTGAGTGCTTCCAATGTATTCAGGCATTGAATAAACATTCGGACTTTTACCTTTTTTAGGAGCAGTTAATCTATAAACATAAATATAACTCCCCTTTTTTTCTGAATTTTCAAAATCAAATGCCTTGTACTCTTTTAATCCTGTCTTTTCAAAACTTTGTGTTCTATCGCTCCAATCCTTAGAATAATAATAAATGCTTTCACCCTCATTTGTTCTTATCTTATTAACTGGAATGTGATATAGGCTATAATCAGTTCCTGATTTATTAAATATAATCTCAATCGCAATTGAATTAAAAATCTCGAAATCTAAAATTAATGGTTCACTTAATTCATTTAATGATTCGTAAGGATTTATTTTATGTATAAATTCATTTGTTTTAGCTTCATTAATTATATTTGTAGAATCTTTTACAGCAGTCCATCCGCCTCCTATTATATAATTTACCTTTCCAGTTATAATAGCATTATGTATTGATGAGCGCATGTAAAGGTCGATAAGGTAATCAGGGTATTCGTTTTCAACTCCCCAATAAATCCAATCCTTACCTCTAACTTGTTTAAATTCTGGAATTTTCTGATTGTCGAAAGAAATAAACGATAAATTACTTGATGTCATTGGTATATTATTCTTAGCCATATGTTACATATTGTTTAGGATTATTATCATATTTAGACTTTAAAATAGTACTTCCATTAACCTTCAACTTACCACACTCTAATAAAGCACCTGTTAAGTTTACGTCTAAATTAGTTGTACTTGTCTGTTCAAAAATTCTATACGAATAAAACATAGATTCGCTTAACGTAATTATACCGCTAGATAAGTAATTTTGTCCGCTAGTTTCTACAATTACAAATTCATTATATCTATATGTGTATTGTGAAATATCTTTCGCTATAAATGTTATTCTGCGCCTTGTAATATCATTAACAAATTCAAATAAAAATGTAGGATTTGAAAGTGTTACTTTTTCTTGCAAAGTCACGAAAATATTATTTATCTCACCCTTATTTATTAAAATCATTTTTAACTTTTAACAAAAAAACCTGCGCTATTTACGCAGGTTTTTTCTAACAATTAATAATTAAACTAAACCTATGACCCTATCTGCAATGCACTTACTATTACCGAACTTACTGTACTTGGTGGGTTAGGTTCTTTTGATGTAAATGTTAATGTAAATCCATTCATGTCACCCATTGATTTTCCTGTTGTACCATCCGCTCCCGTTAAATCAGCTCCATTCGCTTGCCCCATCCATGAATATATACCATTTGAATCTTTAACAATAATATGTAGTCTATTTTGTGCTAGCGTCCTGATATTATTTCTAAGTGATGCACTCATTTTCTTTAACGTAAAAGATAATGTTTGCTCATTAAATACTGTTCCATTTTCTACTGAAATATTTTCCTTAGAAGTATAAGTTGCATTTTCTTTTTCTAATTGATAAGTAAAAAACCTTTTACCACTTGAACAAGATGCAGCGGTAATCACTCCACTTGATGCGGTAATATTAGATTGTGTTACGTTTCCAAATTCGGTAAGATATACTTCTAATACACCACCAACTGAATCTCTGCAATCAATTTCTCTACCTTGTACGATATTACAACTCATTTATTTTTATTTTAAAAAGGTTAAATAAAGGGTGATTATTAGTCACCCATTTTACTAAGAATTTTTATAGGTAACTACTTCGCTACCGTATGCTATTTGACACCCCGATTTCCATTTGATTGAACCCTTTACATTCTGGTCATCGGGAGAGTACCAAAATTTAGCTTCTTCATATTCGTTAGCAAGGTCAGTACCATACGCTAGGTTGCCAGTCCAAGTACATACAATTCTATCTTTAGCTGTTGACGGTGTTCCTGTTACATTATCTAACCCATGTACAGCTTTAACCATTAAACCTGTTCCTGGCATTGAATACTCACCTAATTTATAAGCATCCCCTGTTTCGTAATGAAATTTATTAGAGTTCTTCTCAGCAATCATCAATGACCTGAAAGTATCCCAACCACAGAATGCGATTGTATTTTTTGCAGGGTTATTAAGAATACCTGAAGGTATCTTTGTGTAAATATCATCAAATATACTAATTACATTTGTAGTAGTTATAGCAGCTGTTGCAGTTGCGTAAACAGGACTTGCCGCATCAATTAGTTTTACCCATCCATCAAATTGTTTTAATGTAGTATTTGCAGTCAAAGTAGTATCACCCTGCCATACAGCTTGTTCAATTTGGGATGCAATATTTTGAGTAATTGAATCAACTAATAGCTGTTCAAATGGCATTGCGTCATAGTTGCTACCTGCAACCAATTTTGTTGACAAGAATTTAGCTTCTAAATCTTCTGGACAAAATGTATCATTCCATTTTAATTTAGTAACTGTTAATGTTTTTTCCGTGAATGTAGAAGAACCCGATGCATTAAATGCACATGTGCCACCAGCTTGGAATGGTGAACTGTTTGCAAATAACATTAATCGCTCTGCATTCTTAATGCCTGCCATGATATTAATACCTGCTGTTTTTAATGTTTCAGCCCCTGTTATAGAAGCTACTAAGATGTTGTCGGCATTGTCCCTAACGTAGGTGGTTAAGCCTGATACTGTGAATCCACTCATTTTTATTTGTGTTTTAAGTTAATGTTTTTATTTATTTTTCTGTTGAAATTTTATCTAAATCTTCTCTAAATGCTTTTTTATGTAGATGCAAATCAAATGCTACTTTTTCTTTTGACTTTTCTGCTGGTGAACCACTAGGCAATTCTGCAATCTTTTCAATTAATTCAATAGCTTTTTTAAATTTAAAATCTAAACTTTCGCATTTTAATTTTAATTCTGAAATTTCTTTTTCTGAATTTGTTTTTTGAGTTACAAAACCTTCTGTTACTTCTTTATTTTTAGATTCAATAGATTCATTTATTTTATTAATGACAAAATCTTCACGAACAAAATGTGATTCTTTTATAACAGATTCAATAATCGATTTCGCCTGTGCCTCTGTCATAGATTGACCAACTGTTGGTTCAACTGGTTCAACTGGTTCAACTGGTTCTATCGGTTCTGGTGCTTCAACATAAGCGGTTACTATACCTCCAGACGTTGTAAACTTATCTCCATTCTCTGTCGTGAAATCACCATCAGGGATAGCGATTGCTCCAGTATCGGTAACTACTAAAATAGGTAATCCAATTGAGATTCCCTCTGCGTCATAACGAATGATTGTAGTGCCATCAGCTAGTTTAGCATCCATAAATTTTTCTTTTGACAAAAACGCCTCTTTTAAATTTTTCAAAGCGTCTAATATTTTTACTTTATCCATGATTATTTATTTAACTTAATATAGCGTATAGGCAAATATTTATAATTTAAAGTTGTGAAATTTCATCTATAATATCAACTATCTCTTGCTCTATTGATTTATTTTGTATTTCCATATCAAATAATCCCTCAACTGAAAACCCCTTAAACTCGCCTGTTTTAATAAAGTTTTGCCACACATCTTCATTATCTATCTTGTAACTTCCAAACCAGCTCCCCTCTGTTATTCCATCGAATCCATCAGGCACTTTTATTCCACGTTCTGAGTCTATTATAAAACTTTCAAACATATACACCCCATCAATTTGCATATTAGGATTATGCATTTTATTTACGTTCGAAGTGTTACCGTATTTAAAAAACTTTTGAACTATCTTCTCAATAGTAGGCTTATCGAATGTTACATAAAACTCGCCTATTGATTCGTTGTAACGATATATAGGTAAATCAGCAACCATTAAAGCACCTGTTATAATTCTACGCTCCTCACTTTGGACTTTAAAATTAAAGAAATTAAATTTTTGTCCAATAATACCTAAGTGACTTATAACATCGCTATTATTATCGTAGTGTTTATTTATACCTAACTCTTTAATCTTTGTTATTTTATTACCATTGCTACCTGTTGCATATACCATGTTCTCTGGTATTCCCAATTCTTTAGCAGTTGATAACATTGAATCTTTAGAATCTCTTGCAGAAATTATGTAAACAGTAGCACCATATTCAATAGCTTTTTTTGCAAATAACTTACCTCTTTCGGTTGATAGTGTTTCATCGTAATCAAACGAAATCTTTTCACCTTCAAAACTTTCCGAATTAAAAGCCATCCAATTTCTGTTAATAGCAGGTGAATCAACGAGTGCAACAAATGAAACTCCACTTTCATCAGAATCGTTTATTGTCATTTTATATATTGGTAGTTTCTTTTCCATTTTGATTTAATATAGCAAAATTTTATTTTATTTTATTTTGGCATTACTTTCAATAGACGATACTCTATTCTGTGTTGATGTCATATCTGTTTCAACTACAATAGCACGAATAGTAGGTGTACTTGTTATTGTATTAGTATTATTTACAGTACCATCGGGGTTGAGCTGTGTGCTACTTGAGCTTGGTGTATTTATATTTGGTGGAGTTGGTGCAGATGGCATCGAACCACCTATATCGGCAACTCCGCCACCACTACTTGAACCGCCATCAAACTTTGTAGATGCTATTTTAGCGATATTTGCAGCAGAAGCAATACCAGCAATAACCGCAAATATTGCGCCTGTTGCAGGCCCGACATAAGGATAAGCTAATCCTGACTGATAAGCGTTCATTACTGACTGGATACCTGTTATTGTTGCCTGCGCAATCTGTAGCCCCTTATTAATATTAAATTGTTTTTTCGCTTGTTCTAAATCCTCTGCACTTCCCTTTTTTAAATTTGACCTTCTAACTAAAAAATAAATATCTGATAAATTCGATAAAGCTGTTGTTAAATTAGATGCTAAATTTAATTTATCGTTATGGTCTTTTAATTCAGCATCTTTTGCTAACTTAGCATACTTTGCCCTTATTAACTCTTTAGCTGCACCAGTAGCATTGCTACTTTCTATTTCTTGGTCTTGTTTAACTTTTAATAAATCTAATGTGCTTTGTAAATCACCTTGATTATTAAATGAATCTAATTCGGCTTGTGCTAATCTTGCAGAATCTTTAGCTTGTTGTAAAGCTGTTTCAGCATCTAATTCATCTTGACGTGACTTGCTTCTGTCTGCACTCTTTTTATCTTCCGTTGCTTTCCATTTAGTATAATCGTCATCCAAAACATTTTTAGAGTGAGCCAATCCATCTTCTGCAATCTTTTTTTGTTCCTCTTTTGTTTTTTTATAATCTTCAGTATCTTTTTTATT